ATTTGAACAGATGGTCAACAACAACGAAAAGTTGAAATCGTTTTTCTTTAAATACATCAGTGAAAACTTATTAAATTTTGGCGATGGAATTTCTATCACTGAGTAATAAAAAAAGACGTTGCAAGAATGCTCGCAATTATTTAATTGATTGGAGCGCGAATAGTCGTAGTAAATTTCAAACAGAAGCTAAGAAATTTTTAAGCAACTATTGGCAACAGAATATTGTGTTTGAAGAGTTTCCAATAGTTGGAACTCGTCTTACCTTGGACTTTTATAACGCTAATAAAAAGATAGCTATAGAAGTTCAAGGCAGACAACACACTGGATTTGTTAAGTTCTTCCATACAAATAGAATGAATTTTCTTCATCAACTCAATAGAGATAAGAAAAAAGAACGTTTTTGCGAACTTAATAAAATTACACTTGTAACTATATTTGAAAACGATACTATAAATAAAGAGCTTTTCGAGAGTCAAGGTGTAATATTATAATATGAAGAGAGATTCACAATCAGAGAATTTTAAACAGTTTAAAATTCCTGAAAACTATTTTAATAAACTCTATGAGTTTACTGGTTCCGATGAGTCCTCCAAAGGATTTATAGTGGCTTACGTCTCTCAAGATGGATGCCCAATGATTTATACCAAAGTCTCCAACCCAATCGTTGAAATGGGACTCGTCAAAGCTCTCGAAAAATATTTAAACGAAGTGAACAATAGTCAAGATTCGATTGACATCACCGATGAAGAGTGATAATGTGCGGTTGGCATGATTTATTCGTATGATTTAGAGACTCAGTTGCTTGCTGGATTGATTAAATATCCAGAACGATATTCAGATGTCGCTGTTTTTATAACTGAAAAAGACTTTTGGAGCGAAAGTTCCAAAATTAATAGAACTATCTTTTGCGTGCTTCGTCAAGCAATCGATAACGGAGAAAAAATTGATGATGTAGTTATTTCTCAAAGAGTAAAGAACTTTGGAGTAACTTTCGAAGATAATATTAATCCATCAGATTATATTGAATCACTATCTCTTAAAAAGCTATCTCCAGAATCAATTATTAGCGTTGCTAAAGAATTAAAGAAATACACTATACGCCGCGAAATAGCGATGTGTGGAGCAGAAATAAACAAGAAGATGAAGTCAATATCTCCATCTTCTGATTACAACGTCATTATTGAGACTGCTGATAAGCTTTATAATGATCAGATCAATTTGTACGAAACTGGCAGCGATCAACCAGAAAACATCTTTTCTGAAATGGAAGCTCTCATTGAAGAGCGAGGAAACAATCCGGTTACAGAATTTGGATTTGCTGGACCTCATCCTAAAATTCAAGATATGTACGGCTCTCTTTTGAGACCGGGTAACATCACAGTTATTGTAGCTCGTTCAGGCGTAGGTAAAACTCAATTCTGTTTAGATTTCACTACAAAAGTATCTGAACAATACGAAGTTCCAGTTCTTCATTTTGATAATGGAGAAATGAGCAAAGAAGAACTTATTTTTAGACAATGCGCTGCAATGTCTAAAGTTCCAATGTATCTACTAGAAAGCGGCAACTGGCGAAAGGCTGGCGCAGAAGTTGTAGATAATGTTAGGGCAGTATGGAGTACCATCAACAAACGGTACAAGCATTTATATTATTATAACGTAGGCGGCATGAGCGTTGATGCTCAGATTAGTGTTCTAAAAAGATTCTACTATTCCAAGATAGGTCGCGGAAATCCTATGATTTTTAGTTTTGATTATATTAAAACTACAAGTGAAAGCGGAGGTAATAAAACAGAATGGCAACTTGTTGGAGAAATGGTCGATAAATATAAACGCTGCATTCAGAAAGATATAGTAAGCGATAAAGGGCCATGCATATCAATGATGACTTCTGTACAGTCTAATCGCGCAGGTATTGTCACGAACAAAAATTCATCAAGTATAACTGACGACGAAAGCATTGTTTCTCTCTCTGATCGTATTACTCAATTTTCATCTCACATGTTCATCCTAAGACAGAAAACGTCTGATGAACTACAGAACGAAGTCAGCTTCGGAACTCATAAGTTTATCAACGTAAAAGCTCGCCATCTTGGTAAAGATATTGCAGGAGCTATTAATCCAGTAAAGCTCGCAGACGGTACTCTTAAAAAGAATTTTGTTAATCTTGAAATCGCTAATTTCTGTGTTTCAGAAAAAGGTGATTACAGAGATATAGTGGACGCTCTCGGTGCTAATGCAAATGTGATTAAAGATAACGATGACGACGTACCTAACCTCCATTAATAATCGAGCGGAAGTTATAGAAAAAACTTTGATTGATTTAGGATATCAATTATCAGATCGTGGCAAGTATTGGCAATGTAATGCTATTTATCGTGATGGCGACAACAGAACTGCTTTACAAATCTGGAAAGACACTGGAATTTGGAAAGATTTCGTAGCCAACACAACGTATCAACCTTTTAAAAGATTACTTGAACTATCTTGTAAAGATGATTCTAAGATAGACGATATTTTACATTCAATTAAGAACAATAACGATCCTTGTATAGAATCAATTAGAACGCCCAAAATGGAATCAGACCAATTTTTTGACCATGAAGAAGTAAAGACACTGCTTCCTCATTATGATTTTTACAATAAAAAAGCCATAAGTTCACAAACTCTTGAGCTTTATCGATCTGGTTTTTCAATGTCTGGAAAGATGAATGGCCGATTTGTGTTTCCGATATTCGATGAAAATAAAAAAGTAATAGGTATCAGCGGAAGACATTTGCTATGGAAACCAAACAGTTCCGCTCCTAAGTGGAAACATATTGGTAGAAAAGGTAATTGGATATATCCTATAAATATTCAAGGAGAAGAAGATAATGTATTCAAGAAAACTATTGAAGAAAAACGAAAAATAATTCTTGTTGAAGGAATCGGCGACAGTCTAGCTTTGTCGCAACAAGGTTATTATAATCATCTTGTTATTTTTGGTCTTGAAATCAGTTCTAAACAATTGTCATATCTAATGTCTTTGTCTGTGGACGAAATAATAATCTCCACAAACAACGATGCCGATAAAACTGACAATCGCGGCTTACAAGCTGCTATTAAAATATTCTTAAAACTTATTAAATACATTGATATTGATAAGGTTAAAATTATGCTTCCTATCTGTAAAGATTTTGGTGAGATGTTGGAAAAAGATATTTCAATGGAAAGATGGGAAAATAAGAAAAGGAATAGGATAACTCAAGTGGAATACATTCTTGACTATGTGTATAATAACGACAAGGATAAGAAGGTTATTTCTATTCTTAAAGATTACCTAGAAAGCTTAAACCTTTGAAAGAAACATTATCAGCCAGCAAAATTAAAACGCTAAAATCCTGCTCATGGCAGTATTGGTGCAAATATATTTTAAAACTTCCAGACAAGACTAACTCTGGAGCTTTGATTGGAGATACTGTTCATATTATTCTTGAATGCCTTGGCTCTGCAAGGCACAAGAGTCATTACAATAAGATAGTAAAGAATAAAGACATTTTTGCATCTAAAGCTATAAAAAGAATGGTGTATAAACACATTAAGAGAAAAAATCTTAATGAGACCACTGATTTAGAAAATATTCGTTCAATGGCTTTGAATGGTTTGACTTACGATTTCTTCGGAAAGAAATACGGCGAACCTACAGAAGTCGTGTCAGAAAAAGATTTTGAAATAGTTGTCCAAGAAGAAGGCATTGAATACAAAATAAAAGGATTTATAGATAAGCTCTTTATCTATGGAAATCATGGAGTCGTCCTAATAAGAGACTTCAAAACAAATAAAAAGAAATATGAAGGTAAAGAAGTTACTGATAATCTACAAGATTACATGTACACGCTTGCTATTAGAAAGCTTTACCCTGAATTAAAAGATGTAAAAATGGAATTCTTGTTTTTGAAACAAGATTTAAATGATGGTGGGGCCATGCCAATGCATCCCAAAGACAAATACGAACTTTTGGGTTTTGAACATGAGTTAAGTGGTTATCAAAAATACGCTGATTCTTTCGTTGAAAAGACCGCCACATCTAACATGGCCGCGAATCAAGGAATGCCAAAAGATGGCAGCTTTTCAGGAAAACTTTTATGTGGTTTCGCTAAAGAGCCTAATCAGATTAAAAAAGATGGAACCCCAATGTGGTATTGCACATATAAATTTGGATTTGATTATTATGCGATTGTAGACAAAGATAATAAGATTAAAAAATCTGCATTCACAAAAAAAGAACTAGAGAAAATAAAACTTCAAGAAGGAGACAAGATAATAAAAAACAAATACGATGGATGTCCTTGTTTTAAACCTAAACCCACTGAAACTCCTGATGATTTTGACGCTTTCGACCTTGACAAGTTTTAGTCTTTTGCTAAAGTGTATGCAGCATGCTGCCATTGTTTAAATCACACTTTAGTATAGGAAAATCTATACTAACTTTAGATGATCCAAAAAAAGTAACTGAAGGTGGATCAGATAGCGTTTTTAAGATCGCAAAAGATAACGGTCTTAAACAAGTCATTTTAGTCGAAGATACTTTAATTGGTTTCTTTGAGGCGTACAAGCGCAGCAAAGAGATGGGCATTCAATTAATATTTGGTCTTAGATTATCAATGAGAAATTCGGCTTTGCCAGAAGACGAAGGAAGCCAACATAAGATAATCATCTTTGCAAAAGATGATCTCGGATGCAAGCTGCTTAACAAAATATATTCTAAAGCATTTTGCACTAATACTGGATTCTTAGATTATAATGATCTTAAAGACTTATGGAGCGAAGATTCTCTCAAGCTCGCTATTCCATTTTACGATTCGTTTATTTATATAAATAACCTATCTTTTGGAAATGCCGTGCCTGATATTTCTTTTACAAAACCAACCTTATTCTTCGAAGAGAATGATTTGGCGTTAGATTTCATTTTAAAAGAGAAGGTAAAAGAATTTTCTATTAACAATGATATCCCAATGACTAAAGTTCGTAGCATTTATTACAACAAAAAGTCAGACGTTAAAGCCTTTATGGCTTATAAGATAATTTGTAATAGAACTTTTGGTCGAGATAGATCTTTAGATAAACCAGAACTGCCGCATTTTTGCAGCGATAAATTTAGCTTCGAAGCTTGGAAGGAAGAGAATGTTACGATTTAATAAAGAACAAAAATACATTTGCTTTGATTTTGAGACCTGCCATCTCAATCTTTTAGACAACAGCAATAAACCTTGGCAACTAAGCTATTTAATAGCTAAAGGTAGCAACATAATTAAAGAAGTAGATAATCATATCTATTGGCCTGATTTAAAGCTTTCTGAAGGAGCCAAACTCGTCACTCATTTTGATGAGCGCAAATATCGTTCACTAGCAGTCGATCCAAAAGAAGTGTTGGCTGCGTTTGAGGAGATCATTTATGATGATCAATACTTAATTATAGGACAAAATCTTCTTGGTTTTGACGTTTATATCCACAACACATACAGAAGACTTCTCGGTTATAAAAGTGATTTCTCTTACGTTAAGAGGATTGTTGATACTAACTGTATCGCCAAAGCCATTAAAAAGAATCTAAAACCCCAAAGAGATTCTGATTTTACTTTCTGGCAGTATAGATTAAATGATTTTCGAGAAAAAGGCTTGAAGACCAGCATTAAAACTCAATTGAAAGAATATAAGATTGACTTTGACGAGAACATGCTACATAATTCTATGTACGACGTTCAGATGAATTTTAAGATTTTTCAGAAGCAGCTTTGGCAAATTGAAATATGAATTTTTTACAAGACATAAAGCCTTATGATAACGCCATGCTTCCCGGCGTTCGATTGCCACAGATCTCCATCGAAAGTAAATATTACGACTTGTTGAGCATACCCACTTCTTCAGATAATTTTACATTTCTGAAGACTTTGTGTTACAAGAGTTTAAATAATTTAGGATTAAATAATAATCAATATGTTGAGCGAATGGAGATGGAGTTAGAAATCTTCAAAGAGCTTGACTTCGTTGACTATGTACTTCTCAACTGGGATATTCTTAATTTCTGCCATGAAAATAATATTCCAACTGGTGCTGGCCGTGGTAGTGCTGCGGGTTCTTTGGTTTTGTTTATCGTGGGTGTTACGAAAGTCGATCCAATAAGATACGAGTTGTTCTTTGAGCGTTTCGTTAGTCGCTCTCGCGCAAAGAAGATTATTAAAGATGACATAACTTATCTTGACGGTTCTTTGCTTCCTGACGTTGATAACGACATTAGTTATGATCGACGTATTGAAGTAATTAAATATATCGAGCAAAAGCATCTAGGTAAAACATCAAAGATATTAACTCTTAATACTTTATCTAGTAAACTTTGCATCAAAGAATGTGGAAAAATTGTCGGCGGTCTTTCCGAGACAGAGGTAAACGAAGTCAGCGATAATATTCCAAAACTATTTGGTCGAGTTTTTGAATTAGAAGAGGCTTATAAAGCTAACGATAAATTCAAAGCTTGGGTGGATCAGAATAAATTCGTTTTCGAAATAGGAAAGAAGATTGAAGGCTTGAACAAGAATACTGGCGTTCATCCTTCCGGTATCGCTATTTCTTATTACAAGATTGAAGAAGTCTGCCCAGTACAAAAGACTTCGGATGGCGATTTAGTTAGCGGCTACGATATGAATTATGTAGCTGAGTTGATGGTGAAGTTTGACGTTCTTGGGTTGAGGACTTTAACTGTGGTTAGTGAGGTTTGCAAGAGGTTAAATATACAAATGGCTTCTATTGATCCAGAAGATCCTTTTATTTATGAAAACTTGCAGGGTCTTAGAACTCCACAAGGATTATTTCAAATTGAAGCTGAAACTAATTTTAAAGTATGTCGTAAAGTTCAACCCAAGTCGCTAGAACAACTTAGTGCAGTGGTGGCTATTGCTCGCCCCGGTGCTTTGGACTTCGCTGATCAGTACGCTACATATTCCGCATCAGGAGTATTCCAATTGGTGCATGATTTCTTTAAAGACGAGCTTTCATACACTGGAGGCATTCCTCTCTATCAGGAGCAATTAATGAAGATGGCCGTGCGTCTTGGATTTACTCTTGATGAATCTGAACAGTTGCGTCGAATTGTTGGTAAAAAGAAAGTAGATCAAATGCCAGCTTGGCAAGGCAAGATCCGTCAAAAAGTTACAGAGCAGAATTTAGACCCAGCAATTGGAGATGTG